TATATTATCGGTGCGTGTATCCTTTTGTGGATACTCTATGTTATCGGTGCAGCAATAACGAATACAGTTTGTAATGGGTGTTTAACATAGTATGCAATTATTACCTTCATATTATACGACTACGAATAGGAGGGTCCGGAATGGACGAACGAGAAATAACAGAACTGATGTCTCGTGTTAACGAGGAATGCTGGGATGTTCTAAACAAGAATTCTGAGCGTTCCGAAGACATTGTTAAGTGCGCAGCAGTTATGCTCAAGGTTGCGGTACAGGCATATCGCCTTACCTGTAGTCCGGAAATTGTGAAAGGTGTTCTTGAATATGCTGCTGAAAATCAGGATATCCTGAAGAGTCCTTATGAAGAAATGTTTAGTACGGATACGGTTCATTAAAAAAAAAATAAAAAAGCCCTTGACAATTGAGGCTTCTTATGATATATTAGTATAATAAGAAGTGAAGGAAATATTATGAAATATGCCATTTATCAAGTCGCTCTTACGAAGTCTGAAATTGACACTATCAATTCCGAAGGGCACGATGCTGTTCCGCGTCATGCTATGAAGTTGAAGATGGATTTCAGTGAAGATGCTGGTGGAATTGCTAGTCGCATGTATGGTCAGGGATATTATGATCACGTTGCTAACATTACTGCGAGTGATCTTGAAGGAGTGTTTCATGTTGGAAACATGGGTCCTGAAGAAAACATCGAGCGTTTGCATAATATGCATTCGGTTAGCGTTGGCGATTTAATTATCGATGAGTCTGGCAACAAGAACGTGGTTGCCTCTGTTGGATTTAAGGAGGTCTTTTAAATGAAAACGGAAAGCACAGAAGAGTTTCTTGCGAGGGGAGGGAAGATTACACATTGCCCTCCTGGTGTTCCGAAAGACTTGTACGGTCTTAAGTATCGCGGTTTGTTTGGAGGTGCGAAAGCATTTTCAGCAGGTCTTGCGAAGAGGAACGATTCAGGTTCCGGAGATTTGTTTAATCTTGTTGCCGTTCCCTTTGTGAAAGGACATAAGGTCAAGGGCTAAATAACATTATGAGAAGCATGGCAGGTGAATTGCTACAAATTGCTGGGGAGATATAATTCAGGTCGCCCCCGAACCCCAGCGACTTCAGACCCTGTAGCGAGCGTGTCTCTGAAACACGTAACGAAAGGTTCAATTCCTTTCCTTCTCACCTTTATTATGGAGATATAATTGGAATACAAATATTCAGAAGATAAAACACTTTTAGAGTTGAAAGGATATGTCGACTCTACCTACGATGAACACTACAGTAAGAATAAATTTCAGGCAACTGAATTTATAATTGACGGTGGTCATGGTGAAGGTTTCTGTATCGGAAACATATTAAAGTATGCTCAACGATATGGAAAAAAGGATGGCAAAAATCGCAAGGATCTCCTCAAAGTAATTCATTATGCGATAATTGCTTTACATATTAATGATCTTGAGGATGAAGAATGATTGGTTTGATTAGTACATGAAGCAACCTATAATTTCCTTTCTTCGAGTTGGTACTCGCAAAAGTATTCAGTTAGAACAATCAGAAGAGTTTCTGAGTATGGAGCGCATCGATAAGATTGCGCTTTTACATTCGTGTGAAAATAATTTAAAGATGATACGCGAAAAGATAGAAAAAGAAACTGACCTTATATTGGGACCAAAACATGGAGTATGATTATCTGTTCCCTTCGATCGTAGGGCGAAAGACACTGAATGAAGACAACTCTGGAATTTTTGAATTTTGTCAAAATAAAAGGAAAGAGTCTGAGGGTCGCGTCCGGTCTAATGATAAAGGTTGGCAAAGCAACGATTTGTTGTGGGATGAAATAAAGAATAATCCTGCAATGACATCTTTGTTAGCAACTATAGAAGAACTTTCAAATCAATATAGACATGACGTTGGGTGGCGGGAAGATGCCTGGGGTTATATTTCTAATTGGTGGATTAATATTAATTCAAGAAATTCTACAAATAAATTACACATGCATCCTTGTTGTTATTTTTCGGGTGCATATTATGTAAAAGCGGATCCAGAGGTCCATGGTACTATTGTGTTTAGGACTCCGATTGTTGGTCGATTATCAATGATGGATCATGGAATTGACCCGAACCCAAAACAAGGATGGAATCCAACTACATCAGCAAGTTGGGAGTATAAACCTAAGACTGGAAATTTTCTTATTTTTCCTTCTTGGTTAGAACATTTTGTGGAACCTAATAAAACTGATGAGGAACGTATTTCTATTTCATTTAATATTTTATCTAGTTTTAATGAATCAGCGTGAGGTCGACAGATTTATATGTATTTTTATGAGAGTATGACACATTTATTTCGGCAATGGTTGCTTCAATATTGTCATGCCAATAGGAAAGAAACTTATGTATTCTAGGAAGATCTGGGGTAGTATCCATTGTTTGCCAGATAAACTCTTGCAAGATAGAGTTATGGTCCGGCATGTAATAAAACAAATCCAGTGTTACTTTTTTCTTTAACAACATGATTATATTTATTGCTTTACAATTATCCCTAAAGGTGATATAATGATAGAAGAATATGATTTAGAAAGAAGTGATCGTCTTATAGATAATGCGTATATTGCATTAAATGAGTGCGAAAAGACAGGGTCTAAATGGGGTATAGGTTACTGGTCAACGGTTTTGAATTATTTACTCCGTGCGCACAATCGTCTGAATTGAGGTGATATTATGAAAAGACAGGAAAAACTTGACATCGTTATTCGCTTGTTAGCAGAGGGTGGCGGTAAATTTACAGCTGCACAGTTGCTTGATGCTGCTGGATCACATCGTCGTGCTCGTTCTGCACTATTCCTTTCTCGCAAGAATGGCGTTGTACTCGAAGCGGTTCGAGATACTGGTCGTGTGGTTATAAGTTATGTTGCAATGAATTTTGATCCTAAAGAACATTCATGGTGCGACTACGAATTCAATCCAATGGTTGCTGAAATTGCAGAAGTTGCGTTTGAGGAAGATGAAGACACGGGTGGGTGGAAAAAACGAGAGGAATATAACATAGGATGAATATTTTTTACTTAGATCGTGATCCTAAAGTTGCCGCACAAATGATGTGCGACAAGCACGTTGTTAAGATGATACTCGAGTCCGCGCAAATGCTATCTACAGCACATCGTATTTGTGATGGTGATACTTATGCAGACTTGGTAGGTCTTTATAAAACTGTACATAAAAATCATCCTAGCACTCTTTGGGCACGTGATAATGCTGCGAATTATATGTGGTTGTATCAGCATATGAATGCTCTTATGAATGAGTACACTTATAGATATGAAAAGACTCATGCCACGGAAAGATTACTTGAACCTCTTGACAGAGTGCCAGTAACATTGAAAGAAACTCGCGAGATAAAGACTTTCAAACCTCCACCTCAATGTGTTCCTGAAGAATGTAAAAGGGAAGATACGGTTGAGGCTTATCGGGAATACTATATAAAAGAGAAGAGTTATTTTGCTAAGTGGAAAAAAAGGGACGTCCCTGAATGGTTTGAAGTGAATGAGGTGAATAAATAGAGTTATGCCGACTTATATTATAACAGACATTAACACTGGCGAGGAAGAAGAGATGTTCATGTCCATCTCTGAAATGCAAAAATACTTCGCCGACAACCCCAATAAAAAACAAGTTATTGGATCCCCTATGATTGTATCAGGGGTTGCTTCTGCACGTATGAAGCCTGATAACGGTTTTCGAGATGTGTTAAAAGAAATAAAAGGTAAACATAGAAAAAGCACAATCAACACGTGGTGAAAAATAAAATGGAGAATGCTTTCTCGTAACAGTGGAGAATCGTATTTATGTCACAAGTTTCAACCGCAAATTATTTTGATACTGTTTCACCAATCCCTGAGTTTATATCTAAGAAAGAAAGACGAAGAATACGAAAAGAAAATCGAGAAACAAAACGTCAAGTTGTAGAAATTAAAGATATAACACCATTAACAGAGGGTCAACAAAAAACTTTTGATGCGTTTGGATCTAATAAAAATTTAATTCTTCATGGAGTTGCAGGTACAGGAAAAACTTTTATTTCATTGTATCTTGCGATTAAAGCAGTTTTAGAAGGGAAAGCACCCAAACCAGTTGTTGTAATTCGCAGTGTAGTCCCAACACGAGATATGGGGTTTCTTCCTGGGAGTATAAAGGATAAGACCGCAGTATACGAGCAACCATATTCTTCTATTTGTTCTGAAATCATTTCATGTAATCAGAATATGGTTTCGGCATATCAGAACCTTAAGAATAAAGGAGTTATAGAATTTTCTACAACTTCATATTTGAGGGGGTTGACATTTAGAAACAACACGATTATAGTTGATGAGTGTCAAAATATGACGTTTCACGAACTTGATTCTATTATTACTCGTATGGGGGAAGGGTGTCGTGTTATTTTTTGCGGGGACTTCAGGCAGTCAGATTTGTGGAGAGAGGACGAAAAAAAAGGACTAAATAGATTCATGACTGTAGTTTCGAAGATGCATTCGTTTGAGCGCATAGAATTTACAAAGGATGATATTGTTAGATCGGATGTAGTGAAGGAATATATTCTAGCAAAACTAGAAGAGGGTATTTTATAAAATAATGTAGGTGATTATGTTTGATTATGAATTAGTCGATATACCAAATCTTGAAGCAAAAACTACTGCTGAAGGTAGAGTTTATGAAACTCCTGAGGGGAATTGTTATCCTTCTGTAACAACGGTCTTAGGTAATAGACCGGAAAAGAAAAAAAGTCTTGCTGAGTGGCGAAAACGAGTAGGAGAAAAAAAAGCTACTGAGATATCAACGCAAGCAGCACGCCGAGGAACATCGGTCCATAGGTTAGTCGAAGATTATTTGATAGACCTAAAGGAACCCGATCTGAATGAAATGCCATCGGCAGTATCCTCTTTTAAAAGTATAAGGAAATCTCTAGATGCAAATCTAGAAGTTATTCGTGGAATAGAAGTTCCTTTGTATTCGGATAGACTCAAGTTGGCAGGTCGTTGTGATTGTGTCGGTCAGTGGAGCGGTAAAAACGCTATCATTGATTTCAAAACTTCGAAGAAGTTAAAGAAAGAAGAATGGATTGAGGAATATTTTTTACAATGTACTGCTTACTCGTTAATGTTTGAAGAGAGAACAGGAATAATAACAGAAGGAATTGTTGTTCTTATATCGGTAGACGATTATGACGACCCTCAGATTTTTATGAAATCTCGCAATGGATACATAGATACGTTGAAGAGTGTAATAAATTAGAGGGAAACAATCGAAAGATAGAAAGATGGCAACTTTAAGATATATAATATGCGTATTGATGATGTGTATGTTTTATCCTGTTGCTGTATTATCACAAGATAATAATAAAACGGATGAACGATTAACAACACTATATAATATACCTAAGAGTGTTCTTTGTGGACCGACTATGGAAGTGCTAAAGGGATTAGAAATGGTTGGTGAAACGGAAGTGATATTCTTAGGTCATCATGATGGTGTTGCACCACCGGATAAGATAGTAGTATTTTTGCATCGTAATCCGGAAACAGGTTCGTATTCAGTTTTGGAAACAGGCATTCAAGGATTTTCTTGTATAATATCTTATGGCAACATTAATCCACCGCAACCGCCACAAGAGCAAGAAGAGAAACCGGATGACAGTGAAGAGGAAGATAAAAAGATAAAAACTAAATTTCCAAAAGAAGGTGGAGTGGTAATTTAGTTTCGTTATTCACAATGTAAGTTTGTGAGGGTATTTCATTTTAACAACTAGGGAGATTTTTCAATGGATTGGATGAAAGATAGAATCAGCGAAGCGTCAAGTCACAATGGTCTTATTGTGGCAGCTGCTGCTGCTGCCGTTCTTTTTGGCGGTATTGGTATGACTAAAGTGATACTCTGGGGTGCTCTTGCTTGGGGCATCTGGAGTATGCTTCGTTCCGACTAAAAAGAATGCTTTACAATTCAGTGAAAACATAGTATAATGGAATGTTATCGTTGATGGGTAATAGAATAGACGTTGCGGACACGGGTGCAATTCCCGTCGCCTCCACCAAAAGGAGATTAGAGTGGAACAAATATTGATAGGGGTTCAAGATGACGAACCCCTTAGTACGAGAATTAAGTAAGTGGATGTTTAGAGCATATATCATTTGGAGTATATGCGCAGACATAACCTTGCTTGCAGGAATAATTTATCTAGTCTTTTTTTGATGGGGGCGAGTTAGGATCGACGTGCGTGGTAAAAATTATTCGGAGATAACTCGTTGGTCGAGCGACCATAATATAAATGCAAACGATAACTTTGCATACGAAGATTACGCTCTAGCAGCTTAATCGTTCGGGGTTCGGTGGGTTCCTAGCAACAGAATACCCACCACTTACTTTGTTGAAAGGTTATATTATGAATAAGTTGATATCCATTTTCCTTGTTGCGGTTTGTATAGCAATTAGTGTATTCTTTATATTAAGAAACGCATCAGCGGAAGAAGTTTATATCCCAAATGATCAACAATCGATTTGTCTTGCTAAAAATTTATATTATGAAGCAAGAAACCAAGGCACCGCAGGATTATTTGCTGTTGCTGCTGTTGTCTTCAATCGTGTCAATGATCCTAGATTCCCAAATACAATTTGTGAAGTTATAGAACAAGGTCCCATAAGGGCATCTTGGAAACGCGATGGTACATTTTATCCAATCAAACATAGGTGCCAATTTTCTTGGTACTGCGATGGAAAGAGTGATGAACCAAAAGAATTAGCAAAATATCAAATGATCTTAGATATATCTGAAGCTATTCTTACAAATGAAATACCATTCATGGATATTACTGATGGTGCGGTGTTTTATCACGCGGATTATGTAACACCTAGTTGGGCAAAAACAAAACATAGAACTATCGAAATAGAAGATCATATTTTTTATACATGGAAAACGAAGGATGGACGGTAGACTTGAAGCAGCATATCATATGCTAGAAAATCTCGGGGCAGCGGACATGCCCCACGAAGGAGGAAGAACCCTCCTAGCGCATACTGTTGGTGTGTTTAAGTTATTACATCATCAGGGTGAAAGTGACGATGTATGTTTAGCAGGATTATGTCATAGTATATATGGCACCCAATATTATAATTCATCAGCAACCGATGATCGTGAACTTGTTAAATCGGTTATTGGAGAAAAGGCAGAAAGATTAGCTTGGTTATACTGCAATTTAGATAGAGAAAAGTTCTGGGAGTTTTACGGTCAAGGAATGAAACCTACAGTAGATGGAGAAATGATATCTGTAACTCTTGAAGAAGAGAACGGATTGTTTCTTATGGTTGAGGCAAATAATTCAGAACGTATAGTTTCAGGTGAAGCAGTACATTGGGAAGTGAATGAAAAATTTTATCCTGGTCCTAAGAAGCGTTCCCCATTCGGAGGGTACAAATGAAAAAATTTGAAAACGCATATGTGGTTGACGACTTATTGCCAAATGATCTTGCACTTGAGGTTTCTAATGAATTACATAGTGATAGATTTTGGAAAAGTATGTGGAAGTCTTCCCAGAAGGTGACTGATGGTCAGTGGCATTGGCATCGAGAAATTTGGCAAGATACTTCTCATATGGGAGAAGTTGATCCTGAACAAGAAGAAGATTATCCAAACATTAAAAAGTTATGGTTTGCGGTAAATCAAGTTATGATTGAAAGTATGGGTGTATCATTTTTACCTGTTAGGGCATATGCTAATGCGCATACTTATGGGGTGAATGGTCTCCCACATATAGATGACGGAAAAATTACAGCAATTTATTATCCAAGTCCAGATTGGGATCCTGTATGGGAAGGCGGTACAGCTCTCTATACAGAAGATGGTGTAGACTGCCTTCGTTATTGTACATATAAATTTAATCGTCTTTTTATGTTTCCTGCACCAACTATCCATCGTGCTATGCCAGTTACTAGAGATTGCACAAGGTTAAGAACAGTCATAGTTTTTAAATGTAATCTAGATACCGAACATCCAACATATGAGAAATTTTATAATGACCAGTAATTTTTATGATAGATGCGGGATGTCTCCTGTGCCCGAAGCTGCCCAGATACATGATCTGAGTTTAATTGCAGGACCTTGTGTTTTCGAATCTGAACAACATATGGATGACATGGTTGGTTGGATTGAGGAAATTGCAGTCATGCATGGAATGAATTGGGTCTATAAGACTTCTTTTGATAAAGCAAATCGCACAAGTGCGGATAGTTTTCGAGGAATGGGTATAGACCAAGCAATATATGCGTTCGAAAAGCATGCTAATATGGGACTAGAAATACTGACTGATGTACATGAAGCATGGCAGTGTGACATAATCCCTGCTACTATAATTCAAATTCCGGCATTTTTATGTCGGCAAACTGACTTAATAGCAGCAGCAGCAGCTTCAGGAAAGGTTGTTAATATAAAGAAGGGTCAGTTTCTTTCTCCTGAGGAAATGGAACCCTTAGTCAATAAGGTCGAGCATTTTGGAGGAAAGAAAATTATTCGGACAGAACGAGGAACCTCATTCGGATATAATAATTTAGTTGTGGATATGCGGTCTATTGAAATAATGAAAAGGCAAAACGATTATCCGATCTTTATGGATTGCACCCATGCAGTACAAAGCCCTGGGGGAAACGGAACCTCGAGTGGCGGCGATAGAACTATGGTTTCAACGATTGCACGTTCTGCTGTTGCTTTAGGGATTGCAGGTGTGTTCCTCGAGGTACATCAAGACCCTGATAATGCACCTAGTGATGGAGCGAATATGGTAGACCTTAAAGATTTATCAGGCATACTTAGTCAATTACAATCAATAGACAAAGCAGTTCGGTATATGTAAATGATAACTCACACATTATTTCCTACAACGATATGCGAATTTGAATATGAAAGAGCATTTGAATTTAAAGAAAAGATTTGGGAAGTAGGGTTAGATCATATTGGTAATATTGGGAATCAAGAAATACATGATCCGTATTTACAACATGATGAAAGTCTTTCGGAAATTTATTCTTTCATAACTCGTTCTGTACGGGAGTATTTAAATTTATTCAATATTAATATGGATGAATTAGAGTTTTATATTTCTAAGAGTTACTTTAATGTTCTTAATGTAAATGAAATTAATAAAAGACATCATCATAAGGATTCTCATATTTCATTTATCTATTACGCTAACATTCCTGATTCATTTCAGCATAATATTTGTTTTTATGCGGAACATATAAATCAACCTCATAGTGGTTTCTTTGAAATGTTCAATACAGGAGATTGGAACATATATAACTCATCTTCTTGGTCATTCGTACCACAAGAGGGTCATTTATTTTTATTTCCCGGAGCAGTTCCGCATGAAGTCTTACCTGTAGGGGACTTTGAAATGCAAGACCCATTTGAAATTAAAACAGTGGAACAACTAAAAGACAAAAGAATATCTATTGTTGGGGATGGAATGTTTACGTTTAAACATAAAAATCAACAAAAAATAACTCATGGATTACATCCAGTTTCTTCTTGGAAAGTATTTGATGGTTGAAAGGTTAAAGCATGACTGTTAAATCAGGAAAAGTATGGGGGCAAACAGAAGCAATTCTTCAGACTCCAGTCGTAGAATTTCATAGGATTGCTGTGAAAAAAGGTTATCGTTGTTCTACGCATAAACATCTTCATAAATGGAATGGATTTTTTGTAGAGGAAGGTGAATTAGAAATTCATGTTATGAAGAGTGATTATGATTTAACAGACATAACAATTCTTAAGGCAGGAGAATTTGGTACTGTAAAACCTGGGGAATTTCACTATTTTGTTTGTACTGAAGATGCTGTTGCATTTGAAATATATTACCCAGAACTTCTTAGTGAAGATATTGAAAGAGCAAACACCGGAGGGATAGTCAGTTGAGTACAAACATTTCGAAGGAACTTGATATTATGTCGACTACAAAATTCAATCAACTTTTAGAAGAGAGAGTTTCTACTGATCGCATTTCATACATAGATGCTATTGTAGATATATGTCAAAAGACTGGTCTCGAAATAGAAAGCGTCCCATCGCTTCTTAACAATCGAACTCGAAAAATTATTCGCAATGAAGCAGCTAATTTGAATATGCTTAAAAAGAAGGGAGCAAAACTGCCAGTATGAATAAGATAGATGAATATAAGAAAAAGATTAATTATGATGCTTGGGCAGACGTAACAAGTTTATCAAGAAATCTTTTTCAAGATAGCATTAAGGACTATCATAATAGTATTTCTGAAAATCGTATTCCTAGGGATAGGGAGCGGACTATGATTAATCAAAAGGAAAATCCCAGATAGTTATGGAAGGTTATCGAGCATATCAACGGTATCTGGCAATCAAGTTGCACTTTACTACGGATTATGATTTCTTTAAGTATGCGGGAAAGTCTAAATCCGGATCATTAAATGCTTTTGAAAAAAGAAAAGATGTGTTCTTCTTTCAAAAAATAGAGCGTCGATTTTCTGATAATGAATTAACTGATTATCTTGTTGCGAATTTTATTGAAAATGCTACTGGTAGATGGATCGGAGAATTAGCAAATTTACAGTCTGAAAGAATATATGATAAATGGAAAAAGAAAATGGATTCATTTTCGTATATATTCCGAGAGGATATGAATAAAATTAAAGACGCTGCTCCTACTAATGTTTCTGATATGTGGCAGGTGGATGATACGAATAGTCACCCTGAAGTTCTTCGTATGTATCTAGGAGGACATTTAAATATTGAATCTATGATCGCGGCGAATAGGGTGCTTGGGTATATAAAGGTTTGGGACAATACAATCGTTGAAGATTTCATATGGTCTGACGTGGCAAAGAGTTTTAAAAAATATGATGGGTTCCTAAAATTGGACTCAAAGAATATTAAATCTATTATGAAGGAGATATTCGTATGAGTGATTTAAATTCTGCGTATCTACGAGCACTTAAAAAAATTGCTGAGCTGGAAAAGGAAAACGAACAACTGAAAGCAGAAGTTTTAAAACTGAAAGCTGAGAAAGTTGATCCTTGGGTGCAAGCGCAAATTGATTATGATCGTTTTGATGGTTAAAATAAGTCTTGACAATTCAACTAAAATGAGGTATAAATATATGGTTACGCTATGAAATTCAGTGGACAATTAAACATACTCAAAACATTCAAACATACGAGGTATACAAATGAATGATACATTCGCAGCACTAAAACGCGAAAGAACTACTTCTTTCGACAAACTCACCAAAGAAGTTGAAAAACTTTCTTCCAATACAACTGCTAAAGAATCCGATGACCGAATCTGGAAACCAGAAGTCGATAAAGCTGGTAACGGTTATGCGGTTATCCGGTTTCTTCCTGCCCCAAAAGGTGAAGAGGTTCCTTGGGTTCGTCTTTGGTCTCATGGGTTTCAGGGTCCGGGAGGTTGGTATATCGAAAACTCCCTAACAACTTTAGGTCAGCAAGATCCTGTTAGTGAGCATAATTCCCAGCTCTGGAATAGCGGTGACGAGAAAGATAAGGAAGTCGCTCGTAAGCAAAAGCGTCGCCTCACATATATTTCTAATATATATGTTGTTAAGGATCCTTCAAATCCTGATAATGAAGGTAAGGTTTTCCTCTATAAGTTTGGAAAGAAGATCTTTGATAAGATCAACGAACAAATGAATCCTACGTTCGAGGATGAGGAAGCTGTTAATCCTTTTGACTTGTGGCAGGGTGCCAACTTTAAGATGAAGATTCGTAATGTAGAAGGATATCGTAATTACGACAAGTCAGAGTTCGACGACCCTTCCCCGCTTTCGGAAAACGATGATACCCTTGAAACGGTTTGGGAAGGGGAGCATTCACTCGCTTCCTTTATTGCTCCGGATCAGTTCAAGTCCTATGATCAGTTAAAGGCACGTCTCGAACGTGTTCTTGGTTTGGGCGGTGGACCAGCTACGAATAAGGTTGTTTCTATGCCAACTGAAGCACCTTCCGTTGGGAAAACTGCTAAGGCGTCATGGGATTCAGATTCCAGTTCAGGTTCTGATGATAACTTGGCATTCTTTGAAAAACTTGCCGAGGATGATGACTAAATTGAGTGGGAGGGGTCTTCCCCTCCCTCTTTTTTTATTATAGGAGTATATCATGAACATATTGCCACTTATTAAACCAATTGTAGATCCAGATATAAAGAATTGTTTTAGTGATTTAGATTGGATTACTCTTGTTGCGGATAAAGAAAAATGGTTAGGGAACCCGCAAACTGGAAAACCATTTATGGATATGTTCAAGCAATGGATTACAAGTTCTAAATTAAATTATATTCAAGGACTCGACGACTTCCCCGAACAATATATTATCAACGGTTGTACTGAAGCAATTACTGAGTATCATTGGATGTTCCGTGATCGCCGACTACGTCTTATTGCTGGTGAATATATGTTTACCGCTAATATGACTATGCGTGGTAATTTTACTTGGTTACATGAGGATGATTTAAGAGAAGGTGATGCGCTTATAGTTTCGGTTCCTTTTGCATGGACAGGCGACGTTCCTGAAGATTTTGATAAAATTATGGAAACCTGTTCGACACTTAACATTCCTGTGCTAATAGATTGTTGCTGGTTTGGGATGTGTCATGATATAGAAATAAAGGTAAACTATCCATGCGTTCAGGGAGTTTGCTTTTCCACATCTAAGGCTTTTGCTTCTGGATCATTTAGAGTAGGAACATTATTTGCTAAGAATTCACCAAATCATATTAAAGCATTGAACACTTATTTCTATACACCTTTATTGGCAGCTGTTGCTCACACTCAGGTATTGCAGGAATTCAGCGCAGATTATATGCCAACAAAATATAAGGAAAGGCAACTAGAAATTTGTGAATCGTTTGACTTTGAGGTCAAACCATCTAAATCTGTTGTGATGGTAAGTTCTGATAGAGGTTATCCCGGACTTGATTTATCTGCACCGCAATGGAAAAATCGTACAGGAGGCAGATATGCAAACGGATGGCCGACCGAATCGGCAGATCCGAATAATTATCAGTGGGGTATAATGAACGAGCTCACAAGCTGGGCAAATTTAAATTAACTTCCTTGAGCATGGTTTGCTGCGTGAAGAGTAGCGTCTGGATTAGTCGTTCCTCTTGCGGCGTTTGCTTGAATAGCAGCTAATCTTTTTGCATCCTGTATCGCTTTCCCTCCTCCAGTTGCAACTTCACCTTTCATATCGCCAGCATTCATTGGAGGTAAGACTTCTGCTTGCATTTTTCTAAGATCTTCAATACTCATTTTCTTAAGTTCTTCTCTAAATGCCTTGTATGTTGGGTCTTTGCGTGCTTGACTTCCTTTCTTAAATCCCAATTCTTCTCTTTTAGCTCGCATTAACCCACGCTTGATTTTACTTCCTTCTCTCTCCTCTGCCAATTGCTTGTCATCTGCTGACGCCAGTTCCGAAGACATTGTTCTCTTAATGGATCCACCGCCTGTCACAGATGTAGTCGTTGTTCTCTGTACATCACCTTTTTGTGTCACTGTGGTTGTTGTTTGGTTAGCTCCTGCCGTTTTTGTAACTCCCGATCCTAGATCAGTTTTCTGCCCACCTGCGGATCCTGTAACTGACTTTGAAATTGTTGTAGTTGGTGATGCCGCTGCAGTTGCAGTTTTTGCTCCAGAACCTTTTTCTAATTTATCAAATTCTTTTTCGATGCGCGCATCTTCTGCATCGTCTGCTTTATCTGATTCATCCCTTTTCTTTTCCGCATCAACACGTGCTATTCGAGCTGCTTCAGCTTTTGCTTCTAATTTTACAAGATCAGCTTCGTATTTTTTATCAATATCAATCAATGACCTAGATTTTTCTATCTCTGCTAGTTCTTCTTTCCTTTCTTCTGCACTGAGTTCTTTGTCCTCTTTTATTTCTTTAATTATTCCTTCCCATGTCTTCACTCTGTCACCAAGATCAGCATCACCACCTTCATCTATGATACCACCCTCTGATCCTTTTGTTAGTTTTTGACTTTCTTGCCTACGTTCTTCTTCATATTTTTTCTTTAGATCAAGGTATTCATTATTGGCATCTATCCATGCACTTCTTGTTTTAAGGACATCCTCTTGCTTTTCGAAATCATCTTTTTCGGTATCTTTAATAATTTTAGCTGCTTCTTTTGGATCACCTGCTTTTTCTACATCCTTTAGCATTTTTTCAGGTTTCCCCGCATCATCACTGATAACTTTATCGGATGCCTTAATAACTTTTTCGGATTCTTTTACAGCTTTTTCGTTTTCAATTTCTTCTTTTTTTGCCTTTGCTTCTATTACTTTTGGTGCTTCGTCGTCATCACCTTCAAAGTCTTCAGGTTTTAAACCAAGGTCTTCATCTTTTTTTACTTCTTGATTTACTACTTTTAATTGTTCTTTTATAGGTTGTTTTAATTGTTGTTGATTTTTTACCGCTTCTTCTACAGCTTTAGATTCTGCATCATCTAAATCAACTGTTTCTTCTACTTTGGGTGCAGCTGCTGTTTTGGTTGCCGTAGCGGTTGCCGGAGCTTCGCCTGAATCAGATTTTTCATCTTCACCGAAATCAAGTCCAACACTTTTAAGGAAGTTTTTTATTTTATCGCCGATATTGGTGAAAATATCTGTGAATGATTTAACTTTCTTTTTGAGTGAATCGTATGTTTTTTCCCAACTTTCTAAAACTTTTTTAAATTCTTTAATACCAAAAAAGACTGCTGCTCCGATTCCTCCGAACAGAAGCAGTTTCCACCAATCAAATCCACCTTTTTTCTTATCGCGCTTTGATTTTTTTTGTAATTTTCCGGCGGCAAGTTTTTTCCCTTCAGCAGTTTCTTCCTTTTTCGAGAGTTCTTCTTTTACTAATGCTGCGGTTTCTTTTTTACTATCCTCAACTAAATTATTTAACAAATTGAATACTTTTTCTGAAAATCCTCCAAATTTTTCATCGGATATTGGTTGTCTTTCTGGACTTCCCTTTGATGCATCTTTGTGGAGAGTATCGTGCTTATCTTTTGCTTCTTTTTTTTCTTTGTTATCCGCAAAGACTTTTTTGCCTATACCCAGAATTTTTGCCCCGCCTGCCAACAGAGCTCCCTTTGCCGCTTGGTACGCAAATTCATCGGGATCCTGAAGAGCAGCTGCAGTTGCTGCTACACCTCCTGCTACTGCCGCCCCAGCTTTAGCAACTCCTCTTACAACCTGTTTGCCGCCTCTACCTACTGCGGCAACTGGTGCAACACCCGCTTTGACTGTTTGACCAGTTGTTGACATTATATCTTTCATTGATGCCATTTAATTTTCCTTAGTATCCATGACCAACCGACACAGTTCCAACTATTGGTTGAAGATACATTTTTGCGGTTCCTCGAGTTTTTCCTACATGAGCTTTTAATAATGCTAATTCTTTTTTTAATTCTACGAGTTCTTTTCTTTCATCATCCAAAGACCAATTAGTAATTGTGGTGCCACCCTTGATCGTTTCACCCAGTTCGCCTATCTCTTCTTCTCTCAACTTCGTCATATGTTGCAATAGGGGTTGTTCACCAGCGTCTCTTGCTGCTAAAAATTGATTTTCATTTAATCCACCTTTTTGGGACGGATCCCATCTCCCACTCCAAGGCGGGAGATTTTTGTATTTTTTCCACGCTTTTATATCTTTGTCTACTGTAGCAAGTTCACCTGTAAGGGGTTCACCTGCTCTTTTTTTTCTTTTAATTTCTCCCATAATTCGCGATTTCTCGGCACCAGAATGTAACTCTGTTATAGATAATCCTGCTCCGTATACACCACCTTTTTTATATTCTTCTATAGCTTTTAAGGTTTCTTGCTCCGTCATTTCTTTTGATTTTATCATTTCCATAATCTGTCGTAAAACTTCATCTTTAATTTCTGGTAGTCTTGATGCCACAAGCATAGGTTGGGTCGTGAAGTGGTAATCAAATATAGTTTTTGATGCTGTAAATTTTACATTTGGGTGATTTTTCATATCAGAAGCATAAAGACTATTATATACAGTTCTTGTTATGTATATCACATCCGCCCCTATGGAAATTCCAGTTCCAATTCCGGGGAACGCACTTGCAATTCCACTAACAGTCATTATGGTACCACCTGTATAATCCCCTTTTAAGAAATCAATTGTAGCGAACCAAGCACTGAACGCAACTCCTATTCCAAATGGTAGTTTTCTTAACATCCATCCTAGAGGGAATTTAGCAGCTTTCAATGCCAATGTTACTACTTTTGATATTGCAGATTTTTTAGCATTTGGTGCAGGTTGCATAACAGGTATTTTGGATACAGGTGCTCCTTTCATTTTTAATGAATCTATGTTAAGACCCTTAATAGGTGTTCCTTTCATTGTTGGAGCATCCATAAATGATGCAATGTTTGCTCCTGCTTTTAGGTTTACGGGAGGTTTCTTTTTTACAAC